AGGTTTAAGAGAAAAAGTAGAAGAACATAATGAAGAAGTCGGTAATGCGGTTTCTAAAAGAACAACTTACAGAACACTTCTTGCAGTATTTGAACGAGGTATTGGTGCATATAATACTAATCCAGCTTCGGTCAGACCAAATGTCAGTTCGCCTGAACAATGGGCATATGCAAGAGTAAACAGTTTCCTATTCGCATTGCGGAATGGAAGGTTTCAGGGCGGTAAACATGATACTGATTTACTACCTGAATCACATCCTTTGTCATCCAAAAATAATGAGGAAAAAGCTATGGAATTAAAAGACAATAGAAACATCCTTAGTGTTGAAGAAACAGATGATAAATTTATTATTGAGTTTTCTAAACCAGAGGATGAAGAAAGAGAAATGATAGAAGATGAAGATGAAGATAAAGACGATCTTTTATCTCGTCCATATCATTATGACGAAGATGAAGATGAAGAAAAGGACAGATCAAAAGCAGAAGATATTGTCTATCGAACTGTTGATCTATCCAGAGCATCTTACATTGATGAAGAAAACAGAAGAGTGAGAATAGGTGTAAGTTCTGAAGAACCTGTCGAAAGGGAATTTGGAATGGAAGTCTTATCTCATTCTGAAGGTGATATAAATACTAGCTTTATTGCTAGTGGTAGATCACCTTTATTGTTGGATCACGATATGACTAAACAGATTGGAGTGGTAGAACAATATAAATTAAATTCTTCTGAAAAAAGGGCGGTGGCTATTGTTCGTTTTGGTCGAAGCGAACTAGCAGAAGAAATATTTAACGATGTCAAAGATGGTATTCGTCAGAATATATCGGTTGGCTATAAAATTAACGAGATGGAACGAGTAAGATCAAAAGAAGATGATAAACCTACTTTTATGGTTCGTCATACTCCGCTTGAAATATCTGTGGTTAGCGTACCAGCAGATCAATCAAAAGCAGTTGGAATTGGTCGTTCTAAAAATAAATTATCTAATATAGAGGTAAAAACAATGACAGATGAAGTCAAAAATGAAATAAACCTTGATGAAGTTAGAGAAAAGTCAGTTGCAGAAGCTAAAGAAGAATTTCAAAGAAATTCAAAAGAAATTATAGACTTAGCTGCTAAACACAACAGACGTGATCTAGCTGACAAGGCTATTCAAGATGGCATATCAGTCGAAGAATTTAGAGGTGTATTGTTAGACAATATTTCTAACGATAAGCCTTTAGAAACTGGTGAAATTGGTATGTCTAAAAAAGAAGTCAGAAGATTCTCAGTTCTAAAAGCTATAAATGCTTTAGCGAATCCAACTGACAAAATAGCACAAAGAGAAGCAGAATTTGAATTTGCTTGTTCAGAAGAAGCTGCTAAACATTATGGCAGAACTGCACAAGGAATCATGCTGCCACCAGAAGTTTTAAGAAACTGGAATACTAGGGACTTAAATGCTTCTGATGATGCGGGTTTGATTGGTCAAGATTTTAGACCAGCAGACTTTATTGATGCATTAAGAAATGCATCATCTGTAATGCCTTTGGCTACTAACCTAAATGGTCTTTCTGGCGATGTAAAAATTCCTAAAAAGACTTCTGCTTCTAGTGCAGCTTTCATATCTTCTGAAGGTGGTGCTGCTGGTGAATCAGAAATGGTTATCGGTTCTGTGACTATGACTCCTAAAACTTTAGGTGCATTTACAGATGTTACAAGACAACTAATGATTCAATCTTCATTAGATGTTGAAAACTTGATCAGAGATGATTTAGCACAATCTATGGCTACTGCTATTGATAATGCTGCTCTTGAAGGTTCTGGATCAAGCGGAAACCCAACTGGTATTACTAACACAAGTGGGATCAATACTGTTTCTCTAAGTAGTGCTGCTGCACCAACTTTTGCTGAAATGGTTTCAATTGAAACTGCTGTTGCTGTTGATAATGCTTTAATGGGCGACCTAGCATATATCATACATCCATCAAACTATGGAACTTTGAAAACAACTGCAAAAGCAAACAATACTGCTGAATTTGTAGCTGTAAACAATGAAGTTAATGGTTATCCAGTAGTTGTATCTGCTCAATTGACAGCTAACAACTATGTATTCGGTAACTTCAATGACTTACTCATTGGGTTCTTTGGTGGTTTAGATATCGTTGTTGACACTTCAACTGGTGCTACTGCTGGAACTGTAAGAGTTGTTGCATTGCAATCAGTCGATGTTGCTGTAAGACATGCGGTATCATTCTGTGCAGCTAGTTAATATTTAATTAGCTTGAAGATTAATGAAGGGCAGCTTATAAACTGCCCTTCGCTAAAAAGGAAAAGATTATGAAATATACAATTTTAAGAGATACTGTTGCTGGTGGAAAAAAAGTTTCTGCTGGTGATGTAGTTGAACTTTCTGAAGATGAAGGAAATATTTTAGAAAGTTATGGTAAAGCTGCCAAAGGCGGTGAATCTAAATCTGAAAAAAAAGATAGAAGTGTGGGCTTAGAAACTTCTGAAAAACCAAAAGTAACTAAAAGAAAATCTAAATAATGTCTTTAGAGTTTGATGCTGACTTGGATGGTTATTTCGATGCAGATTTTGGACATGGTATTTCTGCTACTTATACTGTATCTGGTGGTTCAGCAGCTACTATAAAGGTTATTTTAGAAGATGAATTTTTAGCATTGGGCGGTCTTTCGGTAGATGTCGAAGGATCGCAACCAATAGCATTTTGTAAAACATCTGATGTATCAAGTGCTGGTCATGGCGATACATTAGCTTTTGCAGCACAAACAACAAAATCAGGAACACAATTCAAAGGAGCAGTTACTTATAAAGTAGTTGGTGTTCAACCTGATGCAACAGGTATAACTGCTTTAGTCTTAGAGCAACAATAATGGCAAATCATATAAGACAACAAATCAGAGAAAGAGTTGGAACAACTCTAACTGGTTTGACCACAACTGGATCTAGAGTTTTTCAATCTAGGGTTTTTAATTTAGAAGAAAGCAATTTACCAGCAATAATTATTTACACTAAATCTGAAGCTGGTGAAATATTAGAGATGGGTTCAACTAGAACTCTACAAAGAAACTTATCGTTAGTTGTTGAAGCATATGTAAAAGCAATCAGTAATTTTGACGACACAATAGACACTATTGCTAAAGAAGTAGAAGCTGCAATGGCAGCAGATGTAACTCATAACAGTTTAGCTAGAGATACTTTTTTAGAATCAACAGAAATCAATTATAATGGAGAAGGTGATCAGCCTTTGGCGGTTATGGAAATGACTTTCAACATTTCTTATATGACTACTGAAGCTGCACCTGATTCAGCTTTATGAGGTAAGCAATATGGATAAGAATGTTATGGTTTCTCCTGATGGTAAGTCAAAAATGACAGTACATGATAACCATGTGGAGAATCTCAAGGCAAATGGGTGGACTCTTGAAGGAGAGTCTAAAATTAAAAAAACTAAAACAGAGGATAAATAATGGCAGTATTTACTGGAAAAGCTGGTGTTGTTCAGAATGGTTCAAATGCTTTTGCTGAAGTTAGAAGTTACTCAATAACTGAAACTGGTGAAACTACAGAATCAACAGCTATGGGCGATACAGCAAAAACTTTTGAATCAACTTTGACTGAATTTTCAGGATCGTTGGATTTATTTTTTGATGATACAGATACTAATGGTCAAGTGGCTACTACTATTGGTTCATCAATTACTTTAAATCTCGCACCAGAGGGCACAACAAGTAGCAAATATAAATTGTCAGGCACAGCAATAATTACTGAAAAAACTATAACTGCTGCACACGATGGCTTAGTTGAAATGACAATTGGCTTTCAAGGAACAGGAGCATTAACTATAGGTACTTACTAATAGATGGGTGCGATAGACAATGTAGTTGCTCATTTTGATTCTCAAGAGATTATTTCTTTTGAAGTAGCAGAATGGGGAACAGATGGCGAACCATTAGTTATATATTCAAAACCATTGACACTTCAGGAAAGCAAGAAGCTATATAAAATGGCTAATGACAGCGATCTTGAAGTGATGGTTTATGCAATTATTACTAAGGCTTTAGATGCTGATGGAGAAAAGATTTTTTCTTTAGCAGACAAACAAACCTTAATGAATCGTGCAGATGTTGGTGTTGTTGCTGATGTTGCTGGCAAGATACTTGGTGCAATGACACCAGATCAAGCAGAGGGAAAGTAACAAGCGAGTCTGACTTATTTGCACAGTTTGCACTCGCTGACAGACTCGGTAAAACACTCAGCGAGATTGAAGCAATGACCATTGACGAACTAACAATGTGGTATGCCTATATAAAACGTAGAAACGATTTAGAAAAAAGAGATGGGTAAACTAGGAAAATTAAGCATTGTTATTGGAACTGTTGATAAGTTTTCAAAAGGCTTTAAAGCAGCAAAACAAGGACTTACTTCAATAAAAAATGCTGCTAGTAGCCTTTTCAAAGGTATAGCAAAACTTACTGCTGGATTCGCAGCTTTAGGTGCTGCTATCACTATAGTTTTCAAAAAATCTTTTGGCTTTATTGATAACATAGGCAAGATAGCATCTCGGACAGGTGCATCAACTGATTTAATTCAATCTTTTCAATTAGCAGCTTTAGAATCTGGTTCATCTTTAGAACAAGCTAACAAAGCACTACAAAAATTCTCAAGGTCTATAGGTGATGCTCAAAGAGGTTTGAAAACTCAGGTAGATGTTTTTGAAGATTTGGGAATTGAAGTAAATTCAGCAGCTTTTAAAACTCTTTCTTTTGATGAAATACTTAGAAAGACTGCTGATGGTTTACAAGCTTTGGGTTCTGAAGCTGAACGAAATACTGCACTTGCTAATTTATTTGGTCGTGCTGGTATTGAATTATCTGGTGTACTTACTAATGGAAGCGGTGCAATAGATGAATTTATAAACAGAAGCAGAAGACTTGGATTAATACTTTCTGAAGATGCTGTTAGAGCAACAGAACAATTTAACGACAAACTGACAGTAGTTGGTTTTCAGTTTAGAGCATTAAGAGACAACATAACTACTGCATTTATACCTTCTTTAACTTTATTGATTGATAAGTTCGGTGCTTTATTAGCACCAGAAAATGAAGATGATTTAGAAAAGCTTGGAAAAACAATTAAAAATGTTTTCTTTGACACCATACTTTCTGCAACTGCAACTTTAGGAGAGTTAGTAAAAGCTTTTCAGTTAGTAGTTTTAAAAGCAAAACTATTTAAAGAAGAAGTAGTAGCAATTGGTAATTTTTTGATGGATATACCTTTTGCACCAACTCTATTAAATTTAAATCAACTAGGTTTACTTTTTGATACAGCTACAAAAGGAGTGAAATCTTTTAGTGGTACAGTAGCAAAAACAGTCAATCCAACAATAAAATCTCTACAAGAACAAATAGCTGCATTAGAAAATCCTTTTTTGAACTTTGAAGAATTTATAAAAAAATTACAAGAACAAGATTTTGAAGGAATAGCACAAAAATTTAAGCAAATATTTGGTACTGAAGAAGTTATGGATCAAATGTCAACTTTACAAAAATTCAACGAAACTCTGGGTGTTACAAAAGTAAATCTTGAAAATCTTGCTGTAAACAGTTTCAAAAAATTTGAGGATGCTTTGGTGTCAGCTTTGATGTCTGGTAAAGCACAATTCAAAGATTTTGCAGATTTTGTAATAGAACAAATGATAAGAATTGCCATACAAGAAACAATTATAAAAGGAATTACTTCTTTGTTTACTGGTGGTTTAAATCCAGCTAGTGCAGCAACTTCAAGCACTAGTAATTTTTCAAATCCTTTTGCTGGATTTTTCTCACAAAAGGCTACAGGTGGAACAGTATCTTCTGGTAATCCATTTATTGTAGGAGAAAAAGGTGCTGAATTATTCGTACCAGC